TTTACTTACAATGCTAGGTATCCAGCGATTTACACTGCTAATGCTAGAGCATCTGTGAGTTCAAGAAGTCCTGGCACCTATCCATACAGGTCACCTGTTGGTTATTGGGAATCTAGTACTAACAGTGCTAGTAATTATCAGATGGGATATGTTGAGGGTGTAGGTTTATACTCTGCTTTTGGTGCCCCTTTGGGAAGTTATCAAACCGCTTTTGGTTCTTTACAGAACTTTAGTACTGTTACTGGTAACACCGGCTTGCCATTCTACGCTGTTACAGCATACCAAAGCAGTCAGTCTGCATCGACAAGTTTTTACATTGGTAGTAACAGTACCCTACCAATTGGCCCGCTGTCGCAAATTCTTGTTCAATGGACTAGAGGTTATTACCCATCACCTTTCTCAATACCATTCCAGTATATGCAGTTTTCACAAGGTACGTGGTATATACAAGGTAGAAATATGATAAGAGAAAACAGTCCAGCTGGTGCTTATGGCGCCCTTAGAATAGATATAACAAAATAGGAATTAGAAATATGGCATTATATGAAACAACAATAACAAACCTCGATGGAAGTACTGAAATTGCTTTAAATAAAGATTATATATTTTCTGATATTGACGGAGATGTAACTTGTACACAAACAGGATTTAAAGCAGCATACACAGTAGGAGAAAATACGGACTTAGCACAAGCTGAGACAGATATCGATGCTTGTATTGCTAACAACTTGGAAGTTTGGGCTTGGCAGAAGTATTACCAAAACCCTCTGAACCCAAGTGAACTAAGGGATTAATAGGAAAAGACATGGCACAAGGCAGTTATCAGGTTCCATCCATTGCACAACAACCGTTCACGTACAGCGCATCGTATCGTGTGCCTTATATTGCGAATGCTAGACAACCATTTACGTATAGAAACCCATTTACGTATCGTGTGCCTTATATTGCTAACGCAAGACAACCATTTACGTATAGAAACCCATTCACATATAGGGTTCCATACATTGCGAATGCTAGACAACCTAGTACGTATCGTAACCCATTCACATATAGGGTTCCGTTCACATACCAAAACAGGTCTCCATTTACATATAGAAACCCTGTAAGTTATCGTGTGCCATTTACTTACAATAATAGACAACCATTTACATATAGAAACCCTGTAAATGCTCAAACGCCTTATATTGCCAATGCTAGACAACCTGCTGGTTACAGAAACCCTGTTTCAGGACAACAACCATATATTGCGAATGCTAGACAACCTGCTGGTTACAGAAACCCAGTATCAGCACAGCAACCATATATTGCTAACGCAAGGAATCCATTCACATATAGAAACCCTGTAAACGGTCAACAACCATATATTGCGAGTGCTCAGCAACCATATCCATATATTGCTAATAGTCAAACACCGTTCACTTATCAGAACAGACAACCTAGTACATATGCTAGACAGGGTCAAACACCATTTACGTACCAAAATAGACAACCTGGCACATATGCTAGACAGGGTCAAACTCCATTTACGTACCAAAATAGACAACCATTTACGTATAGAAACCCAGTGAATGGTCAAACGCCATTTACGTATCAGAACAGACAACCTAGTACGTATAGAAACCCAGTGAATGGTCAAACTCCATTTACGTACCAAAACAGGTCTCCATTTACATATAGAAACCCTGTAGGTTATCAAGTACCATTTACATATAGTAATAGACAACCTGCTATCTATGGAAACCCTGTAAGTTATCAAGTACCATTTACGTATCAGAACAGACAACCTAGTACATATCAGAGAACTGGTCAAACACCATTTACGTACCAAAATAGACAACCTGGCACATATGCTAGACAGGGTCAAACACCATTTACGTATCAGAACAGACAACCTGGCACATATGCTAGACAGGGTCAAACACCGTTCACGTATCAGAACAGACAACCTAGTACGTATAGAAACCCAGTGAATGGACAACAACCATATATCGCTAACGCTAGACAACCTAGTACGTATAGAAATCCAGTGAATGGTCAACAACCATATATTGCTAATGCAAGACAACCTGCCACCTATGCTAGACAGGGTAGAACACCGTTCACTTATCAGAACAGACAACCTGGCACATATGCACGACAAGGACAAACTCCTTTCACGTATCAACACAGACAACCTTCAACATATAGTAGACAAGGTAGAACACCGTTCACTTATCAGAACAGACAACCTTCGACATATGCTAGACAAGGTAGAACACCTGTTATACGTTGGGATGGTAACTTGTCACAACAGTGGCCTGCTGCTGATATAAGTTAATTTTCATCGACTAAATACTGGTAGAAGCAATTTACTGGAATTTAGTTTATGGAAAAAATAACAACACTTGATGCACTACTTCTAAAATTAGAAGAAACCCCTATACCAACTGAAGAACTCAAAACTTATGGTCATGCTCAGAGGCATCAATTACCCCAATATCATTTAGGGTCTACTAATATTGATGAGATTGATAAAGACAGCGAGTTCTATAAAGTCTTATCATATTTTTTTGATAATGTTATGCCTCCCCTACGACTTCTTAAGTGGTCAGACCTTGATACACTGAGAAGACAGAAAGAGATTACGACCTTTAATGGATTACAATTTCAGTGTAATGCATATCACAAATTCATGCCAGATATTTACACTTCAGGAATCCAACCCGAAGGTGAAAAAAACATAACAACAAAATTCCAAGTTGCTACTGTTGATGATGAAATAAAAGAAATTAAAGACTACTGTGGTGAAGCAACCGACCCACGTGACTTTCATCAAGAAGATTTTAACATATCTATGAATTCAATGTATTATCATAGTGCGAAAGCTCATTGGATTACACAAAGTATTAGAGAGGAGGGATTGTGGGCTCCTATTCAAGGATATACTCAATCTCCTAACGGTGGTAATTTCACACAACTTATGATACATCCAGGCAGTGTACGTTCAGGTGTATTTGAAGAGATGGAAGACCCAACACATGAACTTTTGATATGGGATTTCCAAGATACATTCCCCGACATTCCATCAATGTCCATAGACGATTCTTTGGATTACTGGAAAGAAACCATCCTCAATGGTAATACAAAATGCAATCATAAAAACTTGAGTGTTATATTTACTAATGGTACACTTGAATACCAATCCGACCATTCCAATATAGAATTTAGAAGAGAAGTTTGGAAACATAGTAAGAAGTTTACAGAACTTTCTGCTGGAAAACCTCTAACAATTTATATTGGTTATGACCCTAGACACAATAATCTAGAGTTGTACTCCAAGCAATCTATATTAGATGCAGTGAAGAGAAGTGTTGGTGGTGGGAGATTTGTTGATTACACTAGGTTTACGCCAGAAATTAAAATACTTGACATTTCAAAGATACCCGAGTACACTAGAGAGTATGCAAATCAATCTACTGAGTTTACATACAGTAGATTCTTAATACCGTATCTTGAGAACTATGAAGGGTTTAGTATGTTTGTAGATGATGACTTCATCTTTAATAAAAACCCTATGCCGATGTTCTATTACCTAGGTCAAGATGATGCAGTAGCATGTATCAAGTATCCGCAAATTAAACATGATGAAACCAAGTTTGATGGAGAAGTTAATATAGATTATCCATGTAAACTATGGTCATCTATGATGTTCTTCAATAACAGTCATCCCGACTGTAAGAAGTTAACACCCGAAGTGGTTAACACTTGGACAGGTGCCCAATTGCATCAATTCGAATGGACTGATAAGATTGCTCCCATCCCCGAGAAGTATGTGTTCGTTGAGGGATATGATGACCCCGAGGTTAAGTGGGATTTCTCTGCTGTTCACTATACAAGAGGTGGGCCATGGATAAATGGGATGGATACAGAACACATAAATAATTTAGAACACTACAACAAAGTTAAAAACAGCTTGTTGTGATAACAATCTTATGATATAATGGAGAAAAAGGATATATTATGAATGCACTAATTTACACAGAAAACAATGAACTTATGATTACCAAACCTAATGGTTTGCATTATAAGTTTGAAAATGTCGACAAACCCGAATTGGGATTTGATTATGATGTTCTAGTCTACGCTGAAGAAGAACTTAAGATTCTCAACTGGGATGTTCAAAAAGAGTTCCAAGACCAAGAACAAATTCCCTTAAATGCAGATGAAAAAGACGCTGTCGAAACTTACATTAAAAATTCAGAACCACCTATGGGTGTCACTTTAAACAGTCAATACATTGAACAACTAGCTTATATGTGTAATAAGAATGTTGAAGCATGTGCTAACGGATTTAATTTTTCTGATTTGGCAGAGGTTGTCTATGTTGGTAGAGAAGGTTCCAACCATCCTTACAGGTCTAATGCTAGACGTGTTATGGAGTATGCTGATGCATTATGGCACATCTTTGACCAAGTTATGAATGAGATTGTAAAAACTAGAGAAGATACTCTTAGAGATTTTGCTAGTTATGTGGAACAACTACCACAACCACAACAAATTCCCGAAACAGAAAATTTCGCACATAATCGGGATACAAAAGTTGGCGGTTAATCTAAATCCAAAGGTTGTTCATATTGATAAACCTTTTAAAATTCAAGACCTACCTTTACAAGATATCTATGTATTGGATGATTGGCTCAGTGTTGATTTATTTCATCACTATGCAAATGTCCATCTAAGAACTTATAGTGAATGGTCTAAAACAAATGAAGTTCAGAGCGGTAGCGCTACTGGATTTCCCCATCATAGTTTTTGGGGTGCAACTTACTTTAGAGGAGCATTTCAAGAGGATGGTTCACTAGGTAAAGGTGATTTGGTTCTTGAGAGGGGGTCAGACCCATTGAATGCCGTGTTTGCTAGATATATAGATAGCAGACTAAGAACTGAATTTGGATTTAAATGGGAGAAATTTCAATACATGGGATTGAACTCTCAAACACAGGGACTAGATGGGACAACACATTCTGATTGTGCTCAAGATGAAGATTGGAATATATCGTTTCTATATTATTGCAGTCCTGTATGGTATCCATCATGGGGTGGAGATTTAAGAATTTATGATACTATGCAATTTGGACTTGATGGGAGAGCAGACCACGTCAAGAATCACCAAGTTGCTTCTGTAGAATATAAACCAAACAGATTGCTGATGTTTGACGGAAGAATTCCACATGGTGCAGATGCACCTACAACAAAAGCACGATACATGGACAGACGTTCTATAGTATTAAGAGGTGATGAAGTATCACTTACACATGAAGGAGAAGAATATCATGCCAATGATAGAATTTCACAGTTACAGCTCAGAGACCCTCGCTGATTTTAAACCAGTATTAGCAAAGAGTATTTTACCCGAGTGGTGGAAGAAAACTAAGGTAGCGGAGTTTACTCAAGGTAGACAACAACAAACTATTCGTGCTTGTCCAGCAATGGATGATTGGTTAAAGAGCGGATGGATTATTGTTGCTAATAGAGACATTCATGTTATAAATGGTGAAGGAATCAATGATAGTGGCACCAATAAAGTATTTACTTGGGATGGTAAGGATGCTTCAACCCATTCACAGTCCCATCCTAAAGAACAAGTTAGAGAATCTTTTGAATACTATGGTAGTGGTGACGGTAAAGCTCCTATAAAAGATGCATTTAAATTCAGAAATCCGTGGAACATAAAAACCCCGCCTGGCTATTCATGTTTCTACTTAGACCCATTCTTATTTCAGAATAAATACTTTGCATGTTGGCAGGGTATTATTGATACTGATACATTTAATGTTGGTCTAGACAATGCACAGATAATTTTTTATCCTAAAGTCGACCATTCATTTGTTATACCAAAAGGAACCCCTCTTTGTCAGATTATACCGTTTAAGAGAGAAGAGTGGCATGCTTCATTTGAAATAAAATCACATGAACACTGGCAAGAAACTAAAGGAAGAGGGTATAAAATAGACCCACATGACCCTTCTACTGAGAAGGTTTTATCAATGCAAGAATGGGGTCATAAAGCGCCATTTGAAGGGAAGGATGGTATTAGAGATTTGGGCCCGTATAGAAATAAGGGTTATTGGGTACCTAAAGCTAGACTATTTAAAAATGATAATCCCCCACCCGAATGCCCTATGCACGTAAGTGAAGAACAAGAACCTACTGAGGTTCAACTGGAGTTAGACTTTAATGATTAGATATTTATTCCCAACCGTCATCTTTCAAAGAAACATGACATGCCCAACACAGATGGGAGATGAGCTCGTTCTAGATGATGAATACATGAAAATGTTGAAAGATGAGATGGATGCTATGCGTAGACGTGATGGTGTTGGTAGACAAGTTTCAAATGCTTATACTGGATGGCAGTCTAACGATGGTGTAGACAATAATCCAACGTTCCAAAAATTAATGAATCGAATTAGTACAGTATTCTACCAAGAGGTTTGGAATTACTTTGGGGTTGACCCAACAAAGACAGCATTTCAAATGGGTAACTGTTGGGCAAATATAAATGATAAAACTGCATGGAACAGACCACACTTACATAATGGTTGTTGGTATAGTGGCGTCTTCTATATCCATGCTGATGGTGATGAAGGAGATTTTGTTGCTATCAATACAGACCCTAAAGTTGTTTCTGATATGCCAAATTCCAATAGACACCAAGAGTCATGGGACTTCAAACCAAGAACAGGGGAATTGATTTTATTCCCTAGTGGTATGATGCATATGGTAGCACCAAACTTGACAGACAAGGACAGATATTCAATATCATTCAATTCAGCATTTCAAATTAAAGATTATGAAGCTTATAGAAACAATTTCGCTACAGGTTGGCATCCCGATGAGAATACATTTGGTTTAGATGAAAACGGTATGTTACAAAAGTACCAATATGAACCTATTGACTGGGAAAATCAACAAGGATAACAAACTTTCTTTCCTAAATAAATGTATGGAAATTGCTATCTCACCAGGCGTACTTTGGAATATATTTCTAACACTTGTTGTCCTACCTATGGGATTCCTTGTTAGAACAATCTTATCTGAACAAAAACGTATAGACATTTTGGTTAATAAAACTAGGGAAGAAATAGCCCGTGAATATGTCACAAGAGACCAAATAGAAATAGAGTTTCAGAGAATTATCGACAAGATGGATAAACTAGATTCTAAACTAGATAGAGTAGTTTCTAAAACTTACTTCCAAGAATAGGTTCTCAACTGTTATAAATAGTAGTAGACACAAATACTACGGATTTAAAACATGGCAGAACCAAATTCAAAAGCATCTTTAAAAGAGTATATAAAAAGAAAACTCGGAGCTCCTGTACTAGAGGTTAACGTTGATGATGACCAATTCGATGATAGAATCGATGAGGGTCTTCAGTATTTCAGAGAGTACCATTACGATGGTGCAATTAAAACATATCTAAAACACCAACTAACCCAAAACGATATCGACTCATTTAAAACGAATGCAACACATAACGCAGCTACAACTGGTACACAAGCTGTAGCAAATCAGACGTACTTAGAGAGTAATAGTTACATAACACTACCCGAACATGTGTTAAGTGTAATACAAGTATTCCCATTCAGTTCAGGCACGTCATCGAGTATGTTTGATATCCAGTATCAGTTAAGACTCAATGATTTATGGGATTTAACATCAACTAGTGTTTTATACTATGCTCAAGTACAGTCGCATCTATCTATGATGAATGATATTCTAGTTGGACAAGTTCCAATCAGATACAAGTCACACTCAAATAGATTGTATCTAGACTATAGTGTTGAAAAATTTAACGTAGGTGAGTACATTATCATCGAGTGTTATAGAAAGTTAGACCCAACAGACATGACTGATATCTATAACGATATGTGGTTGAAGAAGTATTGTACCGCTTTAGTTAAGTATCAGTGGGGTGAAAACTTATCTAAGTTCTCGGGTATTCAACTGCCAGGCGGAGTCACACTAGACGCTACTCAGATGAAGACTGAAGCGCAAGAAGAAATTAGAAGATTAGAAGAAGAATCGAGACTGAATTTTGAAATGCCAGTTCTCGATATGATGGGATAATATATGCCAACAAACGTATTTTTTAACCATGCAGTACAAACTGAACAACATCTATACGAAGATTTGGTTGTTGAGTCATTGCGTATGTATGGTAATGAGACGTACTATCTACCAAGAGAAATTGTAGAGGAAGACTCTATACTTGGTGAAGATGTACAGTCTAAATTTGGAGATGCATATTCTGTAGAAATGTATGTAGAAAATACAGAAGGATATGAGGGGGACGGAGACCTTATGTCTAAGTTTGGTATACAAGTAAGAGACCAAGCAACCTTCGTTCTTTCTTTAAGAACGTGGGAAAGATTTATATCACTAGACTCTAACCTTGCAACATCATTAAGACCAAACGAAGGAGACTTAATTTACTTCCCACTTAGTGGTTCTGTGTTTGAAATCAAATTTGTAGAACACGAAAATCCTTTCTATCAAGTTGGAAAACTATTTGTATTTAAATTACAATGTGAACTCTTTGAATACAGTGGAGAAGATTTCGATGTTGGTGGTGCTGTCGACTTAATTGAAACTGAAAACGCCTACACAATAGATATGATTCTACAAGCAGATGGTAGTGGAAACTACACACGTGGTGAGAATGTTACCCTTGGTGGTGCAGTTGTGGGTGAAGTTGTTGGTTGGGTTCCTACCACTAGAGAACTGAATATCAAAGATAACACTACAGCGATTTCTGTTGGTGATACACTCATAGGTGTAGACTCAAAAGCAGAATATATTGTTTATAGTATTGAAGATGTTTTAAACTTCTCTTATGATAAATCTGCACAAAACAAAGACTTTGAAACAAAAGCAGATGGATACTTAGACTTCTCAGAGACAAACCCATTCGGTGAGGTTACATAATGTTTGGAACATTTTTTTATAATGAGACAATGAAGCGAGCGGTGTCAATCTTTGGTACCGTATTTAATAATATTACAGTCAAGAAAATAAAAGAAAACGGAACTGTATTACATGAACAGAAGGTTCCAATTTCATATGGGCCAAAACAAAAATTCCTCGCCAGACTACAACAAGAAGCAGACTTAAGTGATAACAATAGAAGTGCAATATCTTTACCAAGACTTGCATTCGAACTTACAGGGTTTGAGTATGATGCTAGTAGACAACAAAATAAACTATTACGTCACAGTAAATCACAACTAGAAACTAGTGATGGTAATAAGAGAGGATATCAATACCAACCAGCTCCGTACAACTTGAACTTTACTTTGAATGTTCTTGCAAAAAATATGAATGATGCTCTACAGATTGTAGAACAAATCTTACCATACTTTCAACCCGAGTATACAGTTACAATGAAGATGGTAGATTCTATGTCAGACATTAGAGACGTGCCAATTCAATTAACTAGTGTTAATATGGAAGACACATACGAAGGTGACTTCACTGAAAGACGTGTCATATCTTATGCACTAGAATTCACTATGAAGTTATACTTCTTTGGGCCTGTGTATACTGGAGATGTTATTAAGAGTGTTGTCGAAAGAGATTATATAAATCAAACAAGTGGTACATTTACTACAACACAAATTGATGGTGCTGGTCTTGTTAAAGAGGTCAAGCACTATGAACCAGCATTCGCTGAGATTGTTAGTGCTGACACCCTTGGTACTTCAAATACATATACCTTTGCGAGTGCAATAAATAGTAAGATAAGTGTTGGGGATGAAATATTTGGTTTCAGAACCGCAGTTGGAAATGTGGTTGTTGCCACAATTTCTGAAGACAGACGTACAATAACTGCTAACGAACCAAATGCTATTTCGAAAGGAGACACACTAAAGTTTGTTGGGTCGGTACAACCAAATGACACATTTGTTGTTGCTGAAAATGTTACATTTTATGATGACGGAACAATCAGTACATTTGCTGATGATAAGGTTACCGATGCGAGTTAATTATGGCAAAAGATATAGATTCTAAATTAGACGAAGTTCTAGATATAACTTCGGATATTCAAATACAGACTGGGGAGATTGTCAAGTCTGTTCCAACGGATGTCAAACGTTCTAAAAATATAGAAACAGATTACAAATACACTAGAGAAAATCTCTATGGTCTCGTTGAGCGAGGACAAGATGCAATTGACGGCATCTTAGATGTATGTAAGGAGACAGAAAACCCACGTGCATATGAAGTTGCTGGTCAGTTAATTAAAACTGTAGGAGAAACCGCTGAGAAACTACTAGACATTCAAACCAAATTAAAGAAGTTAGAGGGTGAAGACCAACAGAGAATAGGGAAACAAGAGAACCATTTATATGTTGGTTCCACTTCCGAACTACAGAAGTTTCTGAAGAAAAATAAGAATGACAGTTAATAAGAATGAAGGTTACTTAGGTAACAGCATGATTAAGCGTGCTGGTATCGAACACCAGTACACTAAAGATGAAATGGCTGAATATTTGAAGTGTTCTGAAAACCCATGTCATTTCATTGAAAACTACACACAGATTATCTCACTAGATGAAGGTATGGTACCCTTTAAACTTCGTGGTTATCAAGATAAACTTATTGAACACTATGATGCAAATCGTTTCAATGTAGTCCTTGCATCACGTCAGAGTGGTAAGTCAATCACATCATGTGCCTATCTTTTGTGGTTTTTATTATTTAAACCCGAAGTAACAGTAGCGGTTCTTGCTAACAAAGGTGCAATTTCTAGAGAGATGATTGCACGTATTGTAACCATGTTAGAGTCTGTTCCGTTCTTCTTGCAGCCTGGTGTAAAGATTCTCAACAAAGGTTCGATAGAGTTTGCGAATGATAGTAAAGTGGTTGCAGCTGCAACTTCTTCAAGTTCTATTCGTGGATTGTCAATCAACCTACTTTATCTTGATGAGTTTGCATTCGTTGACGATGCAGAGACATTCTATACTGCAACATATCCAGTTGTAACCTCGGGTAAAGACTCTAAGGTTATTATTACCTCTACTGCAAATGGTGTTGGTAACATGTTCCATAAGATATATGAGAGTGCGATACATGACCAATCAGAATATAAATCATTCACCATCAACTGGTATGACGTGCCAGGCAGAGACGAAGCATGGAAGAAAGAGACCATTGCAAACACTTCTGAAGCACAGTTTGAACAGGAGTATGGTAACAGTTTCTTAGGAACAGGTAATACACTTATCAATTCTAATACACTACTAGGTCTGAAAGCATGGGATGCTGAGTGGTATAAGGATGGTTTTAGTGTGTATCAGAAACCTGTTGAAGACCACACCTATATATGTACAGTAGATGTTGCAAAAGGTAGAGGAATGGATTTCTCTACCATGACTATATTTGATGTGAGTGTAGACCCATTCACACAAGTTGCAACGTATCGGGATAGCATGATATCACCTATGCTATTCCCCGATATTATAAATAAGTATGCAAAAGCATACAACACCGCATTAGTTATAATAGAAAACAATGCAGAAGGGTCTATGGTAGCAAGTCAGTTACACTATGATATAGAATACGACAATGTATTCACACAGGGGATGACTAAAGCTGAAGATATTGGTGTTACCATGACCAAAAAAATTAAAAGAATCGGATGTTCTACACTAAAAGAGATATTGGAGGAGAACCGATTAAATTTGATTGACAGAAGCACGATTACCGAGCTTATGACTTTCATAAATAAAGGGATGTCTTTTGAAGCAGATAGAGGATATCACGATGATATGGTTATGAATTGCGTATTATTTTCTTGGTTTATTACAACTGATTATTTTACTCACCTCACAAACCATCAAGTTAAGAATCTCTTATACTCAGAACAACAAAGAGTCATTGAAGATGATATGTTGCCAGCTGGAATATTTGGGGGTGACCCATATATAGAGGAAAGCTTTGTAGATGAGGGTGGGGATAGATGGTTCTTCGAAGAAGTCCTTAAGAATTCTTAGAATCTTTAAAGTTATAAATATATCAAGTAAAACAAAACTTTTTACATTAACAGGAGAAAAGTATGGCATTTCAAGTATCACCAGGCGTACAGGTCAAGGAAGTTGACCTTACAAATGTTGTGCCCGCAGTATCATCTACAGTAGGTGCGTACGCTGGTTCATTTCAATGGGGCCCTGTTGATGAAGTAGTAACAGTTTCAGACTCAAACGGTTTAATAGAATCTTTCTTCACACCTGCTAACACAGATGCTGGTGCAGAAGATTTCTATACTGCTGAGTCATTTCTGAAATATGGTTCATCACTAAGAGTAGTTAGGATTAATACCACAGGTATGTCTAACGCAAACGCTGCCAATGCGGCAAGTAAACTTCTGAAAGGTTCAGAAGACTATGCATCAACATATGAAGGTGGTGCAGGCGGTGTTGGTTCATTTATTGCTAGGTGCCCAGGCGCTTTAGGTAATAATATAGACGTACACGTATGTGCAACAAGTGACGCATATTTCAAAGGTTCTGCATCATTAGTCAATGACACTGATGGCGCTGACGTAGGTGACACTACAGTAACCGTAGATACTGGGACTAATTTCCTAGTAAGAGACATTATTACTTTCTCAGGTCACGCAACACAATACCGAGTTACTGCAATCAACGGAGCAGTTCTAACTATCGAATCAATCGGACAACCAGTTAAAGGTGGTCTAACAGTTGCAGTCGCAGACGATGTTGCAATCGATAGATATTGGGAACACTACGCTTTATTTGATAAAGCACCAGGCTCATCAAGTGCTGCCGTTAACGGTGGTATTGCAAATGATGAGATGCACGTAGTTGTTGTCGACAGAACAGGCGTAATCACAGGAACACCACAGACAGTATTAGAAACATACGGTTTCGTGTCTAAGTGTTCAGATGCTAAAGATTCAGGCGGTCAATTAAACTACTACAGAAACGTAATCTCACAAAAATCAGATTGGATTTGGTGGTCAGGTCACGGAACTTCACACGCAGCTGCAAGTACACACTACACTATTGCAGATATTGCTGGTGGTTCTGCTTTCCCAACACCTGCTTTACCAGTAAAATCAGTTCTTTCAAACGGAAGTGATGGTAATTTACCTACTGCAGGACAGAAGAGTGCTGCTTACACTGATAACTTCAGTGATGCAGATTCAGTAGACGTTTCATTCATGATAGTGGGTTCAACAAGAACACAAGGTGCAGATTCAGTTGCAGACCATAACACAATCGTCAATCAGTTAATTCTTGATTGTGAATTAAGAAAAGATTGTATGGTTATTGCATCACCTAGAAGAACTTCAGTAGTTAACGTTTCTTCAGAATCATTACAAACAACTAACGTTCTTGCTGATTTCGCTTCAGTAACATCTTCATCATATGCTTCATTCGACAGTGGATGGGTATACCAGTATGATAGATTCAACGACAGATATGTATGGGTGCCAGGCAACGGACATACAACAGGTATTATGGTAAGGTCAGACTTACTAAGAGACCCATGGTTCTCACCTGCTGGATTCTCAAGAGGTCAATACTTAGGTATTACTAAACTTGCTTACAACCCTAAAAAGGCATCTAGAGATGACCTTTATAGACAAAGAGTTAACCCGATTGTAACTTTTGCTGGTCAAGGAACCGTATTATTCGGTGACAAAACTGCTTTAAGTTCACCTTCCGCATTCGATAGAATCAACGTAAGAAGATTGTTTATCGTATTGGAAAAGGCAATCGCAATTGCTGCTAAGTCTCAGTTGTTCGAATTCAACGATGCATTTACACGTGCTCAGTTTAGGGCTGCGGTAGAACCATTCTTAAGAGACGTTAAAAATAGACGTGGTCTAACAGACTTCTCAGTAGTTTGTGACGAATCAAATAACACAGACACAGTAATTGACAGAAATGAATTTGTATGTTCTATATTTGTCAAACCTGCTAGGTCGATTAACTTTATTACTCTCAACTTTGTTGCTGCCAGAAGTGGTGTCGACTTTGAAGAGATTTACAGTGCAGTTTAATAGGAGTATATAAATGGCAACAATAGACCAATTTAAAGCAAACCTAATCGGCGGTGGCCCAAGAGCTAACCGATTTAGAGTGTTTGTACCTCGTGCTGGTCAGAGATTAGAATTCTTATGTACCGCAACTAAGATACCTGAGAGTACAATTAATACTATTAGTGTACCTTTCAGAGGTCAACAACTGAAACTTGCTGGTGATAGAACATTCGCTGACTGGTCAATTACGGTTATCAATGACCTAGACTTTTCAACAAGAACTGCTCTCGAAGCATGGTCAAATGACATTGCATCTTTATCAACAACAGAAGCTGCAACTGATACAGACTACTTGCTATCACGTGCATTTGTAGAACAATTACACAAAGATGACTCCGTCCTTGCGAGATATGAATTCTTCAACATGTTCCCAACATCAATCGGTGAGATTGCGCTATCAAGTGCAGAAGCATCTGAAGTTGAGACATTTGAGGTAGGATTCACTTATTCTCACTGGGAAAGAGTTCTTTAATAGAACAGTGAAAAACTACCACATATTGGTGGTATAAATATTAGTATGGATATATTTGGGTTTGAAATTACTCGTAAGAAAGACGAGTTAAGAGTCAAAGAGGCACCAAACGCTAAGTCGTTTGTACCTTCTCTAGAGGATGACGGTACCCCCGTCATTCAACAACAGAGTGGGTTCATTTCAGGCGGAGCTTATGGTGCTTATGTTGACATGGAAGGCGGCATTAAGAATGAGGCAGAACTCATTCGAAGATATCGTGAAACATCTTTGGTGCCAGAATGTGATTCTGCAATCGAAGATATTATTAATGAGTGTATCACGTCTGATAGTTCAGATAGAATCGTGACGCTCGACCTCAGAGATGTGAAACTCTCTGATAGCATCAAGAAAAAGGTGCAAGACGAGTTTAGTCACATCTTATCTCTAATGAAGTTCAATCAGAACTCTCATGAATTATTCAGAAAATGGTACGTAGATGGAAGAATATACTTCCATAAAGTCGTTGATAGCAAGAGACCCAAACTTGGTATCGTTGACGTAAGAAATGTTGACCCTCTTAAAATTAAGAAGGTTAGAAACATAGAAAAAGAAAAGGACAAGAAGACAGGAATAGACCAAGTCAAGAAAATTGAGGAGTTCTATGTCTTCAACGATAAGGGTTTTGATAAATCCTCATCACAAGAAGGACATGTTGTAAAGATTGCACCTGAAGCAGTGACATACACTACTTCGGGATTATTAGATTACACTAAGAATGTTGTAATCGGTTATTTGCATAAAGCATTGAAGACTGCAAATCAGTTATCAATGATGGAGGATGCACTTGTTATATACCGTATATCAAGGGCTCCCGAGAGAAGAATATTCTACATTGACGTAGGTAACCTTCCTAAAGCAAAAGCAGAACAGTATTTGTCTGAGGTAATGAACAAGTATAAAAATAAACTTGTTTATAATGCAGACACTGGTGAAATCAAAGATGACAGAAAACATATGAGTATGTTGGAGGATTTTTGGTTACCAAGAAGAGAGGGTGGAAGAGGAACAGAAATTAGTACACTTCCTGGCGGTCAGAACCTTGCTGACATAGATGATATAGAATACTTCAAGAAGAAACTATATCAGTCACTAAACGTACCGTCAACTAGAATGGAAGCAGATAACGGATTCAATATGGGTCGTGCTTCAGAAATTTCTAGAGATGAACTTAAGTTTAATAAGTTTACAAACAGATTGCAGAAGAAATTTGCTAGAGTGTTTGTAGATATGTTGAGAACTCAATTAGTTCTCAAAGAAATAATGACAGTGGAAGAGTTCGATAAGAACAGAGACTTTCTACAATTTGATTTTGCAACGGACAACCACTTTACAGAGTTGAAAGATGCAGAGATTATAAGAGAAAGACTTGATACACTAAGTCAGGCTTCAGAGTATGTTGGTAAGTATTACTCAGACGAATATGTCAGAAAGTATATACTAAGACAAACTGAAGAAGATATAAAGGTCATTGATGCTCAAATCAAATCCGAAGGTGGAAGTGATGACGGCGGAGATGATGAAGATAATTTTGGAGGCTTTTAATAAATGAGCGAAATAGCGAAAACAATCGTAGACCAAATACAAGATGGTCAGTTACAGGATGCAAAGGATTCTATCAATGATGGAATCAAACAAAAAGCTGCAGAAGTTGTGGACATGAAACGTGTAGAGATGCAAGTTGATTGGATGTCACAACCACAGGAAGGTTAGTATGAAAACCTTTTCATCAATCTCTAGCGAGTTGAGGGAAGCGAAGTACACCATTCCTGCTGGATTCTTTCCTATGAGAAGGAATACATTGAGATTTTGTGGAGAGTCAGTTGATGTGGCATTTGTTGTCAGAAAAGGACTCACACATATAGTTTTAAACGGCAACGTCTTAGAGGAGTCCTACGAAGACCTCAAGGTGGCTGAGAGAGAATTTAAACTTATCCGACATATGATGGAAGAGATGGTGAAAGAGGATATACCTTTTGGAGAAATTATAAATGAAATTAATATCAGAGTTTAATGATTACAGTGTAACCCCTGTTATTATAGAACAGAACGAGAAGGGTGAGAAAGAATACTTTATTGAAGGTATTTTTATGCAATCTGAAATCAAAAACAGAAATGGTAGAGTATATCCTAAAGAGGTAATGGAAAAAGAAGTTAACCGTTACGTTAAGGAATTTGTTGAAAAGGATAGGGCATTCGGTGAGTTAGGACATCCCGAAGGGCCAACAATTAATTTAGATAAAGTGTCACACATGATTACATCTTTAGAAGAAGATGGAAATAATTACGTGGGACGTGCAAAGATTTTAAGTACACCAAACGGTCAGATAGTAAGAAGTCTTATCAGTGACGGTGCTAAGTTGGGTGTTTCATCAAGAGGTTTGGGTTCGCTCGAACAGAGGGGTGGCGCTCAATACGTAAAAGACGATTTCCAACTTGCAACGGCAGGTGATATCGTTGCAGACCCATCCGCTCCCGAAGCTTTCGTTGAAGGTATTTATGAAGGGAGAGAATGGGTAATGGAGAATGGTATATTGAAGGCGGTAGATATGGAAAGGATGCAAAATGAGTTAAAGACTGCATCCCTAAATAATCTTGAAGAAACCAAACTTAATCTATGGAAAAAGTTTGTTAAAAACCTATAATATATAAATAAAAAAGTAAACTCAAACAGGAGATAAACATGGCAGAGTTAGAAAATAACCTAGAAACAGTATTAGAGGCAGGTCAGCCTGACGCTAAAGCTGAGAAGGGAGATTCAAAACCAGTCAAACAAGGTTCATCTGATGCTGAGACTATTGGTCAAGGCAAAGTTGAAGTCGT